TATGGATGACACTGAACTTGATGTAGAGGAAGTTCCTGCATGATAACTGTTGATGACTATACATTTGCTGAATCACAAGTAGACGATCATTGGGCTGTTCGTCTACTTACTGAGTATCCAGGTGTTACGTACATGTATGGTAAAGTTCAAGTTAAAGAGCATCCTGACGGGACAGCCTCTATTGACTTTAAGTATAAAATATTAGACTCTGCTGACTTTGACGCTGATGAGTTAGAGCAGTCGGATGATTTTAGAAATCGCATTGGAAATGTTATGCAACATATCATTGAAGATGCCGCTGATAATGGGAAAATGAAACTAAATGATCGAAGCAAATCTACAACAAACAATAATACGGAATCTCCTCTCCAATGAGGAATATCTAAGAAAAGTCGTACCATTCCTTAAAAAAGAATACTTTGAAGGTGAACATAAAAACGTCTTTAATGAGATTGTAGCCTTTGTCAATAAGTATAATAAGCTTCCAACTAAAGAAGCTATTACTATTGATATGACTACTAATGGCACATATGATACTGCCAAAGAACTTATTGATATGGTTTTTACACCAGAAAAGATAAACGACGAATGGCTACTTGATAATACTGAAAAGTGGTGTCAAGATCGGGCAATCTATCTAGCCATTATGGAATCCATCAACATTATTGATGGTAAACATCAGAGTCTGACGAAAAATGCTTTACCTGAAGTATTGTCTACCGCATTGGGCGTATGCTTCGATACCAATGTTGGCCATGACTATATTGATAATTCAGATGAGCGTTTTGACTTCTATCATACAAAAGAAGATCGTCTACCGTTTGACTTGGAGAATTTTAATGCTATCACAAAAGGCGGTCTCCCAAACAAAACTCTGAATGTTGCCCTTGCCGGTACCGGTGTTGGTAAATCATTGTTCATGTGTCATGTAGGAGCTGGTGCTCTAACACAAGGCAAGAATGTTCTCTATATTACTATGGAAATGTCTGAAGAACGTATTGCTGAACGTATTGATGCTAACCTGTTCAATTTGCCCATTGATCAGTTGGTCTCTTTATCAAAAACTATGTTTGATAATAAAATTGCAAAGATTGCTCAAAAGAATATTGGGAAATTGATTGTAAAAGAGTATCCAACCGGTGCCGCGCATGTGGGTCACTTCCGTGCTTTATTAAACGAACTTAAGCTAAAGAAAGACTTTGTACCAGATATTATCTTTATTGATTATCTTAATATTTGTTCTTCATCTCGTATGAAAGGTCTTGGTGGTTCTATCAATACGTATTCATATGTCAAATCTATTGCAGAAGAAATGCGTGGCTTGGCTGTTGAGTTCAATGTACCTATTATGACTGCCACTCAAACTACTCGTTCTGGTTTCTCTAATACTGATGTTGGATTAGAAGATACTTCTGAATCATTTGGTTTGCCAGCTACTGCTGATCTAATGTTTGCTTTAGTATCTACTGAAGAACTTGACAAACTTGGTCAGATTATGGTCAAGCAGCTAAAGAATCGTTACAATGATCCTACTTTTAAGAAAAGGTTTGTAGTCGGTGTAGATAGAGCTAAGATGAGATTATATGATGTAGAAGAATCTGCTCAAACTTTGGTTGATGATGTACCAGTATTTGATAACTCTGAGTCAGGCAGATCCATTAAAGGTGAACGAAAAGACTACTCTGACTTCAAGGTCTAGAAAAAAAAATCAAATTATTTTACAAGTGATTGAAATCACAACAGGATTTCTGTCACTTTTTCCTTTACAATCCTTGAAAAGTATGATATAATATACTTATAAAATGATAAAAGGAAGGAAATTTTATGATCAAAATATATCAAATCAAAGACCAAAAGGCAATCTATCCAGACGTATCATTTGGATACGGTATGAATAGCTTTCAACCTAAAGATCACTTTGATAAGTATGTATATGTTGCAGATATAGATTGTGGAGACGAGCTAGAAACAGCTTTCACAATTGGTAATATAGGTCCACAAGATCTTATTACACGTCACAACAAAATGCATTCAGTATCAGTTGGTGATATTTTAGTTACAGATAACGCTGATACGTATATCGTAGCCCCAGCTGGGTTCGATAAACTAGACACAGACTTTGGATATGCGGAGGTAGAATAATGGAAAAAGCTCTTAAAGACTATATCATAGCTCAACGTAAAGAGGCTGAAGAATTCTCTAAACAGCCTGGATGCTGGATGGGATCTATGGTACATCCTAGTGATACTAAGTACTGGAACGAAAGAGTTCCTACTGGTACTCTTAAAGAGTTCAAGCGTATTCAACTTGAAGAAGACGCTTACTATTGCAATGCTGATGCATATAGCAAATCATTTGCACGGTCCATAGATTATTCTAAAATGACCGATGAAGAGCTTGATTTGGATATCAAAGAAGCTTGTGAACACATGGAGCATGAGCGTAAGTGGTATGAAGAGCAGGAGAAACAAGCTCAAGAAGAAGAGGCTAAGTTAGCTTCAACTCTTGGGATTGATGTTCCTACGCTTCAACGTTGGTTAAAACAGGAGGCTGCATAATGGTAGACTATATGTGGCAAACTAGGATAAGTTCAGTAATTGACTTGCTTAGTAGATTAAAAAGCGATAAAAAGCCCGAAAATCAAGAGTGGGCTATAGAATACTGGTCTTTAGTTCTTGAAAGACTTAAAAACCAAGGGAAAAAAATTGATGGCTAATTTTGTAGAAGTTTCAGGCGGTAATAAGTTTCAAAGAGAAATTGCTCATAAGACAGTAGCTTTTATGATTAAAAAGCTAATGCCACGTATGAGAACTTTAGACATTAATGTTGAGATTTGCAATATCAAATCAGATGCAGTTGGATTTGCTATGATGTGTGATGATAACCGTACGTTTGAATTAGAAATTGATAAAAAAATTAAATTAAATGATTTTGTAACTACATTGTGTCATGAAATGATACATGTTAAACAGTATGCTCGTAATGAAATAAATGGTGTTGACCTATGTTGGAAAGGCAGAAACATTTCTAAAGACACTGACTATTGGAACTATCCTTGGGAAAAAGAAGCATATAGATTACAAAAACGATATGCAAACGAAATCTGGGAGTCTGATTTATTATAAATATAGTGTATAAACAGTTATGGGAATAAACCACAATGCTTACTTTTATGGGGTTTCTAATGGAAGACTATGTCAAACTCTCGGCAGATCAATTATTGAAGCCTGGCCGTGAAGGTAGAGCTACAACACTTATTAAAAAAATACAAGATGGAGATCCATTTCTCTTATACAAAGATAATGCAAAAACTGTGACTCTTCAAAAGGGCGCATCATTAAATAACTATAAAAAAGCTTTAGATGCTGGTGATAAAAAAGCTATGAATGCCATAGCCTTTCCAGCTTCAGACGGAAAAGAATATACATTACAAGATTTGGCTAAATCACCAGAGTTTGGTGGTAAAGGATCTGGCTCTGGAACAAAAGGCGAAGATGCTGCTTTAGCTGATCTTAAAGATAAGTTTACAAAAATTTTAGAAAAAGAAACTGTACCTTTTCTTTATATCAAAATTGGTAAAAAGGTTAGGAAAGTTGGTGGCATTGAGACTACACCAGGTGTTCCAAAGTCTGACTTTCATATGTTAGACCCACAAAAAAACGAAGTCTTTTGGATCTCTCATAAGCTTGGCAGTAAAGCAAATGACTTTCAACAATATGGTGGTATGCCTGAGCTAAAGTTTACTAACTCTAAAGATATGCTTAAGTTTGTAGATGATGTGAAGAAAGAATTGAAAATTTTAACTGGTGGATCACTACCAATTCTTCCTCCTAAAACAGCTTTTGCTCGTAAAGTTATGGATAAAAAAATTATTAGCATGACTCTATTTGGTAAAAAATTTGGAAGAACACCAGATAGTAGACAAAACATTGATGTGTTATATCAAGGGCCAATGAACTTTAAACGTGCAGGAATGAAAGATGGTATCCCTGTTTATACCATAACATCTAATCATACACAACTTCATGGTGAAGTACCAAAGGGAGATTACGAGCCATATTACTATGTAAGACCAGAGCAAGCTAAAAACCAATTTGGTATTAAAGCTGCAAGATTCTTTATTGTTGCAAAATTAACAGCTACTAAAAACAGAAATACTAAGGTAATATAATGCTAAAAGGTTTTCAAGCTCATACACTTACTGAAGATAAAAATACACATATGACTCACTTAGAAGATAGAGTTATATATGGTGGAGTAAAAGGCGCAAGGGATGCAATCCTTGCTCTTCGTTCTTTAAGAGATATGTTAGCCGGTAACGCTTCTAAGTCAGTTGATGTAACTGTAAAGTGGGATGGTGCACCGGCTGTATTTGCTGGTAAAGATCCAAGTGATGGCCAATTCTTTGTAGCTAAAAAAGGTGTTTTTAATGCAACACCAAAAGTTTATAAGTCACATGCTGATATTGATGCAGATACTAAAGGTGACTTATCATTAAAATTAAAAGCCGCCTTTGACGCACTGAAATCAGCCAACATCAAAGATGTTATTCAAGGCGATATTATGTTTGTCAAAGACGATCTAAAGAAGGAAAAGATTGATGGACAAGAATATATCACCTTCCACCCGAATACGATTGTTTATGCTGTGCCTGCGGGAACACCAGCTGCAAAAGAAATTAGCAAAGCGAAAGTTGGAATCGTCTTCCACACAACCTATAAAGGTAAAACCTTTGAAGACATGAAAGCTAGTTTTTCTGTAGATATGAAACAGTTAAATGGTGCAAAATCAATATGGGCTCAAGATGCTACTTTACGTGATGTATCTGGTACAGCCACACTTACTAAAAAAGACACTGAAGAAGTTACACAAGCACTTAGTAATGCTGGTAAGATCTTTAGAAAAATTGCATCTACAACATTAAAACAAATTGAACAGAATCAAGAAATTGCAAAAGTTATAGAGACCCACAACAATTCTTATGTTCGTAAAGGACAGAAAGTTGTGAATACTACTAAGCATGTTAATTCTCTTATTAAATACATCAGTGATAAATACGATAAAGAAGCTGATAAAAGAAGTAGTGAAAAAGGTAAAGCAGCTCAAGTAGCAAAAAAGAACGAGTTTCTTAAGTTTTTCTCACCTGCTAATAAAGCTAACTTAAAATTAATCTTTGATTTACAAAATTCTATCGTAGATGGGAAATTAAAAATTATAAATAAACTTAATAGACTGAATAAAATTAATACGTTTATTAAAAAGCGAAATGGGTTTCATACCACTGGTGTTGAAGGTTATGTAGCTATTGATAAACTAAAAGGTGGAGCAGTTAAACTAGTAGACCGTATGGAATTCTCTACTAATAACTTTTCACCAGATGTGATTAAAGGCTGGGACAAGGCGTCCTGATCCTAATGGAAAGAGCGGAAATGATATCGTTTAAAAGTTTTGTTGAAATATACGAAGAAGCCATAGAAGAGGCTTTGACTGTACAACAACGAATGAAAATGAAACAAACCATGCGTAGAAATAAGGCTAAGATTAAATTAGGCCGCCAACGTTCTATGCGTAAGATGGCATCTGCTGAAGTTCTTAAGGGTCGTGCTCATAAGCAAGCTAAGAATATAATCATTAAAAAGATTTTGAAGAATAAAAACAAAGCTGATCTATCTTACGGTTCAAGAGTTAATTTGGAAAAACAAGTAGCAAAGCGTAAAGGCGCTATTCTACGTATTGCCAAAAAACTTCTTCCAAAAGTAAGACAAAAGGATCGCACAAAGCTTCGCAATAAGGGGAAGTAAAGTGCAATTCAAATCATTTACTCAATATGTTACTGAAGAAACTAAAGACTTAACTGTTGCTTGGGGTAGGTATAACCCACCAACAATTGGTCATGAAAAGCTATTTCAATCTGTAAATAAAGTAGCTTCAGGTAATAGTTTCCGCATATATGCCTCACAAACAAATAAACCAAAGACAGATCCCTTAGATTATAAGACTAAGGTAAAGTATCTCCGTAAAATGTTTCCAAGATATGCTCGTTCAATTATGTATGCACCTAAAGTACGTACACTATTTGATCTATTGCAAACATGTTATGACGAAGGGTTTACAAGACTTACAATTGTAGCAGGTTCAGACCGTGTTAAAGAATACGAAGTACTTGCAAATAAGTATAATAATAGAAAAGGCCGTCATGGTTTTTATAACTTTGAAGGTGGTATTAATGTAGTATCAGCAGGTCAAAGAGATCCAGATGGAGAAGGTGCTTCTGGCATGTCAGCCTCTAAACTTAGAGCAGCTGCAGCAGATAATGACTTTCAATCATTTTCAAATGGAATGCCAAAAGGATTTAAAGATGCTCAAAAATTATTTAATGATGTTCGCAAAGGCATGGGCCTTAAAGAGTCATATGACTATCGTTCACACATTCAGCTAGAGCCAGTATCCGAGAAAAGAGAAGAGTACGTAAATGGAGAACTCTATAAAGAAGGTGATTTGGTTGTAGTAAAAGAAAATGATCAAATTGGTACTGTCCTTTTTTGCGGCTCTAACTATGTATTAGTAGAAATGAATGGCGGTAAATATCGCAAATGGATTAGTGATATTGAACGTCTTCCTGATGCTATGCAAGTAGAAGGTAAAGAAGATCCAGACATTGGTGATAAGAAAGGTTCACAACCTGCAATATATCATAAGGGTCTAAAGAAATCTACTAAACAAAAAAGAGATGCTCAGTTTAAAAAACAAGCTAAGATGGATGATGATGATCCCTCTGCATATAAACCTGCACCAGGCGATAAAGAAGCAAAAACAAAACCATCTAAGCATACTAAGAAATTTAAACAAATGTATGGTGAAAAAGCTCAAGTTGACCGTGCAAAAACTAAAATAGACCGTGAAAAAAAGCGTGATGCTGATAAACATGACCGCATGTTAGATCGTGCACGTATTCGTGACACATTAGCTAAGAACAGGAAATCAAATGCAAAGTCTTAAAACATATATCTCAGAAAATGCTGGGTTAAAGAAAAAAGCCGAAAAATCGGGTATGCCACTTGGTATATTACGCAAAGTTTATAATAGAGGAATGGCTGCTTGGAAAACAGGTCACCGGCCTGGGACAACACCACAACAGTGGGGAATGGCCCGAGTAAATTCATTCGTAACAAAATCCTCTGGAACATGGGGTAAGGCAGATAAAGATCTGGCCGCAAAGGTAAGGGGAAGCTAATGAAATCGTTTTTTGAACTATCAAAAGAACTCAATGAAGCAAAAGATGAGTTTAAACCACATAAGATGTATGATCCAAAAACTGGTGAAGCACATGATGCCGACACAGAAGCCGATCATTTACGTATGAAAAAAATGGGTTACACTCATGAAAAACCAGAAGTAAAAGAAGACTTTTCACCTAAGGAAATTAAGATGGCTATTGGTATAGCATCTGATCCTCGTTATAAAGGTGGTAATATGACTGGTGCTACAAAAGCTATTGAAAAGATTCGTACTGGTCTATCAGGTCATAAACAAGTTATGGCAGTTCTTAAACGCCAAAACGAAGATATTGAAGAAGCTATGAGTCCAAAAGAAAAAGCTGCACATGCAAAAGCTTTGGCAGACTTTAAAAAGCGTGGTGGTAAGGTTACTAAACTTCCACCAGGAAAAGCTGCTGGTTGGCATGGCAAAGACGATTTTGGTACTGGTCAAAAAGGTATGCTTGGCAAATCTGATACTAGTAAATTTGGTACTAAGAAAAGAGTTAAATCTATGAGAGCTCAGACTGAAGAGACTCAAATTGATGAAAAAGTATATTCAAAGCCAGCTAAATTAGACCCAGCAATTGCTAGAGATCCAAAGGTAAAAGCTGCTCAGAAATCCCATGCAAAAGGTGACTGGGATGGAAACGTAGATAAAGAAGGTAATGCCATTGTTCATGTAAAAGGTAAACCACATACTGTTACTGTTCAAATGGAATCTATGAATGAAGCTACTAATATGTATACTGATGACCGTGTAGGTTTTCAAATTGATCGATTTGCAATGGGTAAAGGTAAAGGTGTCGGTTTTCAAATTAACTATGGTAAAGGTGTTGGCAAGGGTAAATACATTCAAGTTCCAATGGATGATATGAAACGCGTTATTGCTCAAATGACAAAGGCTATGAAAGCTAAAATCTAATGAAATCCTTTGTTGAATACTATGAAATTGGAACGGATGCTTACACTAAGTATACTAAAAAGCATACACCAGGTCAGAGTGTTAAAGAAGGCGAAGGTAAACATAAGGGTGAAACGTGGGAACAAGGATACAAACGTAGAGTTGTAAAAACTACAGACCCTGAGCATAAGAAAGACGGATATAAGTGGAGAATTAAAGGTAAAGAAAGACCTAATATTTCTATAAAACTATATAAAGAAAAGCCTTCACAGGCTCAATATAACACACAAATGAAAAGGGTAGCAGGACATGAGTTCGGTGGATAAATTTAAAACATATACAGAGCAAAAAATAGATGAGATTTGCGAAGATTGTAGTATCTATGATGAAATCATTGTCGAAGCTTCTGAATATAAAGGTCGTAAAGTTAAGTTAAATGATCCAAGTAGATCATCTGACGGTAAAAAGAAATTTTATGTCTATGTTAAAAACGACAAAGGGAATGTAATTAAGTTAGGTTTTGGTGATCCAAATATGGAAATCAAAAGAGATGATCCAAAACGAAGAGCAAGCTTTAGAGCAAGACACGGATGTGATAATCCTGGACCCAAATGGAAAGCTAAATACTGGTCATGTTATCAGTGGAGAGCTGGAGCTAAAGTTGATAACTAATGAAACCCGAGTTAACACAGGAAATTAAAATGACGACATCACAGTTAAATACTCAACGCTTGGATCGTATTGAAGAAAAGATTGATAAGCTGGCTGAGGCTATGATATCGTTAGCTCGAGCAGAGGAGAAAATATCAGGGTTGCAAGATGATCACGATAAAATGTACGAAAGAATTAACAGACTTTCAACTAAGCTTGATGAAATTGGAAGCAAGGTAGACGAGAATTCTAGGACAGTGGACTTCATCCACAAACTGTTCTGGGTGTGTATAGTATCTATTGCGGGTGCTATAACAGCAAACATATGGATGTTAAACTAGGAGAAGCCAAATGTCATTAGACGAAAAACTTATGAATGTGGCTCAGGCTTATCTGAGCATGCATGAAAAAGCTAAAACAGAGGATGCATCTAACGATAAATCCGATGATGGAGACGGTATGGATAAAGTAGATCCAAAAGCCGCTAAGAAAAAATTCAAAGATCGTAAAGATAAAGATATAGATAACGACGGTGATACCGACGGCTCAGATGAATATCTTCATAAAAGGCGTAAAGCAATTGCAAGCAAAGATGAAAGTAAGCAAGGGTTTATATTAGCTGCTAAAAAAGCTAAAGATGCTGGTGAAGAAACTTTTGTATTTGCTGGTAAGAAATACAATTGTGAAGATGCTTTAGCTAAAAAAGAAGCTGTTGAAATCGAAGTAGATGATAAGTCAGATGCTTCACCTGAAATGGATAAGAAAAAAGAAGATCCTAAGAAGAAAAAGAAAACAGACCCTAAAGTATCTAAAGCTAAAGATGGCGATAAGGGTGATGCAGATGCTGCTACTGAGCAAAAGGAAAGTGTTGATACTTCTCCAGCTGGTGATAGCCCGCCCGCAAAACGTGCTTCAGTTCGTGATAAAGAATTCATGGCATTGCATAAAGATAAGAAAGCTGCTGAAAAACGTCGTGACGAAGACAGGCAAGATGGTACTAATGCAGTTAAAGTCGCTCCAATCCGTCCTGGTGATTCTAAGGTCGGAGAAAAAGCAATTAAAACATTTAAACAAATGAGGAAATAATTATGGTAAATAAACCTGGCTGGTTAGCCGATTCTATAGCTCACCCTGATGGATATTACACTGTTGACGGTGAAAAATTAAAAGGTGTTATGTTAGCTCCACAACAAGTAGAAGACTGGAATAGTGATGCACCTGAAATGCCTCCTATGCCAGAAGCTGCAGCTCCTGCACCAATGGAAACTCCAGAGCCAATGACTGCAATGTCTACTGAAGATGCTCAAGACTTGGGTAAAGTAGAGATGCTAACTGAAGCACCAAATGATATGGAAGAATTATTAAGCATGTCAAAGCGTGAGCTTGAAGATCTAGGTCGTGAGCATGGTGTAGAACTAGACCGTCGTGAGAAGAAATCTACTCTTGTAGAAAAAATGAAAAATATTATCTCATAATTTAACTGGGGTAAATAGATCTATATTAATCTATTAACTCTGGAAGACTGAGAATGAAAATATTTGAAGAATTGAATGATGATAACTGGATGATGTTTGCATCTAAGTACTATAAAAACATTCAATGTACAAGCTTAGAAGAATTTTATGATGAT